AAGGTGTATCGTCAAGGTGGTTTCAAGATACACGGTAAAATTGCCGAAGAAGAAAAGAAAGATGACTTCCCTCAGGGAAAGTGTCTGTTTTTATAATCTAAACAATAAATAAATGTCTGGTGCATTGATTCAACTTGTCTCAAAGGGTGTACAAGATGTTTATCTTAATAGTGAAGAGGGTCATTCATTCTTTCGTATGAAGTTTACTAGACACACAAACTTTTCACAAGCTCCAAAGTTAATTAAGACTATTACAGACCGGGACTCTACATTTATTGTTCCAGTTCTTGGTGATCTTATTAATTGTCTTTGGTTTGAGGGTCTTGATAAAAACTCAAACGTTTCATCAAATCTTTTGTTTGATTCGACTATTGATCTTTATGTTGGGGGTCAAAAAATTGATTCACAGCATTATGATTATTACGCCGACATTTGGCCAAATTATCTCGCAGATAGTCATCCAAAATCACAGGAACTTACAAATAAAACAAGTATCTCTAATAGAAACTTTCAACCACTTCACTTTTTCTTTTGTGATAATGGGGCATTCTTACCTCTTGTATCGTTAGCACATCATCAAGTTGAAGTACGAGTAAATTTTAAAAATTCAAGTCTTACCGGGTTTTCTGACGCCCAAAAACGAATGAATGTATATGGAAACTACATTTTCCTAGACAAAGAAGAGAGAGAATCACTTGTTAAGAGACCAATGGATCTAGTTATTACACAGACGCAACGTTTAGATTTTCCACTTTCAAATGTGTTTGATAATACAGTTGAAACTGGTGGATATAATGATCTAGATTTAAGTGCATTAAATCACCCTGTAAAGAGTCTATTTTTTGGGTTTTCGGCAACAAGTATTGATCCCACAAATGATCGCTTTACATTCAGAAATGCTGATATTCATATGAATGGAACACCACTTCTCGAAAATATGTCACCAACATACTTCCACACGGTACAAAACTACTATAAATCAAAATATGGGGTAACCGACTTTAGAGTTGATACAGAAGATCTTATGTATACTCGTTACTTTGCATATCATTTTGGTTTAAATGTATCAGACTACAATCCGTCCGGAACGTGTAACTTCAGTAGACTTGATAATGCAAAACTTATAATACGCGGAGCAGAAAAGGGAAACTTTAGGGTAAGTCAAAAAGATATTTATGTATTCGCCGTAAACTATAATGTACTCAGGATCAAGGATGGTTTAGCTGGAATTTTATTCGGTAACTAATGTATAAATGGGTAGAACAGCTAGGTTCGAGCAAATTTATGTGGCTAGTTTAGACGCAGAACCCGTTGAGCAGGAAACCCTTACAGGAGTCAAAAGTATTTTGACGAGCGAGATTGAGGCAAATGAAATCCGGATGGTTGCAAATGAAGATGGTGTACGTGGTCGTTTAGCTATATCAAACACTTCTCCTACAAAATCTTTTAGCGTTGGAGATAAACTTTTTATAGATGAAACAAACACAATTGTTTTTGATCTCAAAGATCGTGGACGTGCATCTCGTTTCTTTGTAGATGACCAACTTGCTATAGGTACAACAAACCCCACTAAAACTTTTCAGGTTGTCCATCCCACTACCGGAAACACTATTGTAAATATTGACGCAACTGGTCGTGATCTTATGACAGTAGCTGGAAATCTTGTGGCAACTAATGTAATTTTACAACATAATTTGTCAACACCTGGTGCAAATCTTGTAATGCGCGGAACTGCTTCCAATGTTATAAGTGTTGTAGGTGGTACAAAAACTACAAATTTGTATGTCACATCAAATGCATACATAGGTAACGCCATTTCGTTATCAAGTTATGGTTCGAATGTATTGCGAATAACTGGTAATACTTTTCAAAATGGTAGCTTCACAATCACTGGTAATGTAATAGTCACCGGTAATCTTACTGTTACGGATACTTCAACATCGATTTCCGCTCAGGAATTACGTGTATCCAATGCAGTAATTCACGCTGGATATGGTAATAACGACTTGGGTGCGGAAACTGGATTTATAATGACACCTGGTACACCTTATTCGAATGTTGCCATGGCGTTTGTAAATGGTGATAGAGGTAGAGAAATGGCATTTTTCCATACCGATAGTTACGCAGGTGATGGTATTTCTGAAATTGGAATAAATACTACAGCAGCTGTAAATGTTCATGTATACGGTGACATTTATACTTCAAATAATATTGGTGCGGGTAATATAAATCCAATATATGATCTTTGTGTAGGTTCTAATGTATTCTTTGAAGATACGGGTTCTAATGTAATGCATGCGAGTGGTAATGTGTTTGTAAACAAGTTATCCATTGGAAGTGGAGGTATTACGGTGGGGAACATTCTCACTTTAAATCCTGAAGCTGATGCACCAGTTGTCATCGGAAGTAATGTTCAAATGAACGCTTTTCGTACCACTGGCACAGCTCCATCTGGTGTATCAAATACTGCACCAACAGATACATTTGTAATAGGTGATAAAATAATCGCAAATCTGGATGCGATTAATACACTAACCGTACTTGGTAATACATACACAACAAATCTCGTAACCGAGTCTATATTTTCGTCCTCGAATCTTATTATACACGGTGACCGTTTAGGTGGAGATAGTACATCTAATGTACTCATTGTAAAAGCTGGTCCAACTACATCAAATACAAGTGCAATTGAAGTATATGGTGCGAGTACATCAAATACTCATCAAAATATTCGTTTCAAAACTAAAAATACCGAAAGACTACGAATCAATTCGGATGGTAATATAGGTATATCAACTACAAATCCAACTCAAAGACTTACAGTCGCGGGTAACGTATTTGTTATCGGTAGTAACGCGTCTGTATATGGTAATACTTGGGGTTCTAGTGGAAACATTTCAATGCGAGTATACTCAACTTCAGCGACCGGTGAAAACAAAATTGAAAATATAGTCAGTTCCGGGAAGGGTCTCAATTTTTATGCGAGTACAACGCCCACAATGGGTACACCGAAGTTGACTCTTTTGGAATCAAGTAATGTGGGTATAAATACACAAAGTCCTTTTGGGCGGCTTCATACCTCGGGTGGTACCGTGTTCATAAATGACCGGGTTGTGTATAGTAATGGGTATAGTCATTTAGGGTCTCCTCTAGTGGTCACAAATACATCTCCCATACAAAGTACTGCAGATGTTGGTACAGTACTACATTTAACAAGAGAAGGTACTACGAGTGAACATCACGGTGCTAGGGCGACATTCAAGTTAGGAAAACATATAATAGAAGCTGGGCAGTCTAATTCTAGACTCGACATTTGTATTGCGAATGTTGACTACAAAGAAGATACAACAATTATGACTCTTCTTAGTAATGGTAAGGTTGGTATTGGTCATACTCAACCAGATGCACATCTAGAAATTGCTTGTGAAGGAATTGCAGATCCAACGGGAAATGGATTGTTAGTACATAACCACGATGGTGGTGACGCTATAATCACAGCACAAACGGGTGTATCATCTGGAAATGCATTTTCATCATATATACAAACAAATGGATCTGTTTTGAGTGGATGGACTACGGGTATTTCTGGTACAAATGGCGACTTTAGAATTACAAATGACCACGAAAAAGTTTCTTCTTCCACAGAGGTGGCTGTGTTTATAGATGGTAGTACACATTTTGTTGGTATAGGTACAGATAATCCAAGAGAAGCATTAGAAGTTAATGGAAATCTCGTCATTGGAAACCAATTGTCATTTGGTGGTCTTCCAGGTTCCCAAGAATATGGGAATACATATATTATAGAGAGAAGATACAATCAATTATATCCAGCAAAGACGGAACTTTTAATATTTAAAGGTAGTGACTCTACCGCATCTGCAGATACAGGTCCGGATAGAGTACGTTACATAGCTGGTGAGCATGTTTTTCAAACATATACTTCTGTGGGTGAACAATTATACGGAGAAACTGCAATCTTAGCAGATATGGATGGTTTATTAAATAAACCATTGGTTGTGTGTGATAATCAAATTGTTGTTGTAGGTGGTACTCGTAACAACGCGCAGGATAGAGGTGTTAATACAAAACTTGTCGTCAATGGTGATATTGAATTTGATGGTGGTGGTTCATTTAAATTATCTGGTCTTGAATTTTCATCACCCGAGGGATATAATATCATAAGAAATGTATTAGCTACCGGGGGTGTTCGTCGTCCATTAACGCTTGTACACGAAGTTACCTCTGAGATTGACTTTGAGTTTGCCCGCTTTGACGCCGGTGGTAATTTGGGTCTTGGAACAGCTTCACCAAGTTCAAACTTGCACATATTTAATTCAAGTACAGGCAGTCAAAATATATTAAGACTTGAAAGTCCTGGCACTAACAAAGAAACTGGAATGCTTATTTATACAAATATCGGGGAAGGTGGATATATCAAAGGTTTTAGTAATTCTACTAATAGTACAACCGGTCTTGTAATGGGTGTTGCTACAAGTAACATATTAACAAATTGTATTCATCTCATTCAGTCAAGTAATGTAGGTATAGGTACATCCAAACCAGCTACGAAGTTGCATGTGTATAATGGTGTTCCAAGAATACAGAGTTCAACAAGTAACGCCATCGTAGAACTCACAACAACCGCTGGTACCGCGAATATTTATCTTGATAGAACTGGCAATGTCTTCATTACTCCGGTTACAGTAGCAAATAAAACTTGTATTAAAAGTGACCTCGAGATTTTGGGTGATTTAGCGGTTGATGGTGCGATTGATCTTGGTAATCAAGTAGCTATTGGTCTAGAAGGTGCGACTGCAAATACATCACTTCATGTGAATGGTGGGATAATAACAAACTCTGACCAAGTATCAAAAAAGACATACTCTAAAACCTTTGCAGTTGGACAAGGTTCCGCTTATGATGTTCAGCTCATGTTTGGTACCGGAGCATTTTATGCAAAAATTACAGCTATGCTAAGGAGAACGGATAGCTCAACTGTAGCCGATGTAAGTACTATGATTCTGGAAGTTCAAGGGGGTACGGGTGATGGAACGGCATCTACAGTCGATGTCGCAGTGGGTACAAATAACATATTTGGGGGTACAAATCCTTATCCTTGGGACCCTACAGTCACAACTGGTACGAAAGGTATAAGTATTAAACCATATAATATTGATGGTACTCGTGAATATTCATATGATATTTTGGTAGAACTTGTATCTGCGTGCAATGGTAAATTGGAAAAAATTACACGAGACGCCACACCAGCAGATCTTGATGACGTGGGTGGTTCACAAACCGTTGCGACATTCACATATTAAATAATTTTACCTAGTTGGGGAAAACCCAAAGGTAGAATTAGAATAAAACATTTTACGCCCTGATGGAATCAGAGACGGCTAAGAATAGAACGCCGACAATGAAAGCCATGACGACGTAATTACACTCGGTATCTTCGAGACCTTTTAAAACGTTGGTCTCGACCTTTGGTTCAACAACAGGTGTTACCGCAACCTGTTGTTTCTGTGGAGGTTCAAGATCCTCTAACGGACAATAACCTATCATTATTATACTTTACTTAGAGATTAATTTCGGTCTTCTTCTTCTTGCGACCCCGTTTTGACTTTGAGGAATCCACATTAACTTCCTTGACTTCACCTCCAGTGGATTCTCCTGAAATTGATACAATATCGGACATGTCATCATCATCATCTTCACTTACTGGAATTGATGTATTCATTGGTGGTGGTGGTGGCATCATAATACCACCCATCATACTGGAAATGTCAATACCGGGTCCTTGCATTTCATATTGACCAGTTCCACCAACTGGAGCTGGATTATTACCCGGTGATCTTGTTGTATTTTGAACAGCAGCCATCATATTCTTGACAAGATCTGGGTTTTGTTTAAGTACATCGTTCATGTTTGGGAGTGCAGTTTTGAACATACTATTTGTCAAGTGGAACATCATAGCTGAACCACCCAACATCATAATAAGTTTGACTTCGGGGGCTACACTGACCTTTGAACGATACTTTACATATAGTTCTTCAAATACACCATCATAGTCATCTACATTTTCCATAACTGATTCTGACCAACCCTCAAGTTGAATCTCGAATGGGTTGTATCTCTTGTTAAGGAATTCAAGTCCAGTGACACAGGCTACCAACATACGCCTAGAAAAGCGAAGAGATTGGTCGACATCTATACTGTATGTGATTCTCTTTACTTCGGTGCGGAGTTCATCTACGTTTGAATACGCATTAAGTCGTTTGTTTACAGCAAACCCCTTCTTCTCAAGGCGTCCCAACTTATTTATCAAATCTGCCTTTTCTTCGTCAATAGAACTATACCCCTTGGAAGGTTTTTCTTCTTGAAAGTCTTGTCCATCGTCACCATCGTCAAAGAACATTGGTTCGTCTTCACCATAATCAATTTCTTCATCTTGTTGTGGGCGACTTGGCGCCGATTGTTTGTTTGGATTTACAAAAGCATCCATGGCTTCTTGGTGTTGTTGTGGTTTGTATGAGCTTTGTTGCACAGGGCGGCGAACAGGTTGGGGACGAGAAGTTGAAATTTCAATTTCATCCATCAGGGCCTGTTCATCAGCATCCAATTTCATCACAGTGGTATTCCCTCTATCAATGATAATTTCTTCGTCCATCTACTCTCTAATAGGAAAGTATTCAATTACCTTTAACGCACTTTAGAAAAAATTATATATGTACATTATAAATGCTCAGCCTTAACCGTGCCAACCGAAATGCTATCACTACCATCGTTGCTTTGATTGCCTTGATCTTTGTGCTTGGTATGTTTAACAACACCAGTAAGTACCAACCCAGACCAATTACCATTGTCGCTATCAATGAAAAGTCGATCTTCGACCTCGAAAACCGTATTGAATGTGCACCCGGACATACCAGTGAGGGTAGTGTCTACACCAAAAGTTTGACCCCAGGTGGTCTTTGTGGTGCTGGAAAGTTTGTTGCTGAACAAGCAGGTTACAGTATCGCGGATGGAATTGGTGGAACTTTAATCTAAACTAATACTAAATGGCTTTGGTTACTTCGATCCAAACTATTCCAGACCTCGACTATGAGTATCATACAATAACTGTTGATTCAATTGGTCAAGACAGTGCCAATACTTTCACTTGCCATCTTCAACAACCCCTCCGTAATGTGGTCCAGGCTAGACTTCTTGCCGCTCACATTGAATCGAATGTTGTTACTGAGCATTGCTATGTGTCGGTAGAAGAATTGGATTCTATCTTCAGTGATAGAGCTTCAAATGTTCTCACTGGACAGGCAGAAATGAGTATACTCAGAGGATCATTTGCGAGCATCGTAAGCGATGGGAATGATCTCATTGTATTCAAGGATAACTATCCAATTGTAACACAATATATCAATCCAATTCGACGTATTGACCGTCTTAGTGTTACCATTAGAGATCAAGATGGTAATACAATTAGAAATCCAGTCGTAGCTGGAAAGAATTTCTTAGTTTTTAGATTTGTGTGTAGAAAGCCAAACTTGTAATTTTCTCTACCTAAAGTAGTATAACATGTCTTCTGGCATTATTCAACTTGTAGCTATTGGTGCTCAGGATGAGTATATTACAGGCAATCCAGAGATATCGTTCTTTAATTCGTCCTTTAAAAGACATTCCAATTTTTCACAATCCATTGAGAAACAAACAATTTATGGAAGTGTGAAAAATAATTCTTTATCAACAGTCCGTGTTGCGCGAGGTGGTGACCTTTTGGGCTATACATATTTAACCGCAGATGACAATACACAATGTATTGACATTGAAGACTGGACTGAGTTTATTGAAAGTGTTCAATTGGTTATAGGTGGTCAAGTTATCGATGAACAAGATTCAATTTTTAGTGAGACTGTCGCCATAGATACATTCGCTCAAAATGTTTCTAAAAGTTCTAACGGTTCCCACCCAGGATTAAGTTCAAGATCGTATTTTTACCCTCTTCGTTTCTTTTTCTGTGAAAATCTACAATCAGCTCTTCCACTTGTAGCTCTTCAATACCACGACATTGAATTAAGAATTCGGTGGGGTTCTAGAGCGGAAGAATATAATTGGAATATGTATTCTAATTATTATTACATCGATAATGAAGAGAGAGGTAACATTGCATCAAGAAAAAATGACATGCTTATTTTTCAAGTTCAGAAAAATATCGCATCAAATGAACTTGTACAAGAATTGACTTTTAATCATCCAGTGAAATATATTGCAAGTTCAAATACATCATCTGAAAGTGCGCTCACAGCGGTAACAAATCGTATTAAATTTGACATAAATGGTGTGGATATGTGCGAGTATCGGTGGGCAAAAACACATTTTGTAGATATTTCACATTACTATCACACAAACTTTGTGACTTCACCCGACATATTCTTATATCCATTTTGCGCAACATCAAGTTTACATCAACCAACTGGTTCTCTAAACTTTAGTCGTATAACATCCGCAAAAATATATAGCGAGACTTTACCAATTGTAAATCCAATTTATGCCGTAAATTATAACATTCTCAGGATAGAAAATGGTATGGCAGGGTTGCTTTATGCAAATTAAAATACAATAATATACTAAATGGTAAAGAATATTAATACCTTACATCTCACGGAGAAGATAAGACTTGGTAGATATACTTCAGAAACACAACCAGAAAATACAATCATCTTAAATGCGAGTAAAACCCAAATACCGCAGCCATCCGCTAATGGATTTTATGCATCGCCAATTCGTTATGAGAAATCAATGAATGTGCTTATGTATAACCCAGAAAGTAAAGAGATTGTTTTTGGAGACAAGTTATCTTTAGAAAGTATCACCGAATCAACACCTTCGTCAAATGTAAAAACAAGCTTCAAACATCTCGAAGTTGAACAATTAGATGTTATAAATGTAACATCAATTAATAAGTATTACATAGAAAATCCAGAATTTGTCATAGGCAAAACTGATTGTGATACTCGCGAGAGTCCATCTATAAAAATGATACACGGGAAAGATACTGTATCGATTGATTATGACGGAAGTTTGAATTTTAGTTCAGAAAAGCCACTTCGTGTCACGATAGACGGTTCACTTGATACCACAGATATAAATGTGGATACGTGCACATCAAAAGTATATCACGGAGATGGTGGGTTATTATCAAACTTGTCTTATGAACAACTTGGATATAGATTACCAGAACTCCACATCTCAAAAGATGTATACGCGTGTAAATATCACGGGGATGGTAGTCTATTAACGGGTATTCAATTGGACCAAATAAGCAACACCACAACGGGTACATTGACAATGAATGCAGCCGTAATTAATGGAGGTACTTTCATTGGTAAAGAGTTATATGTAAATGGTGTGATACAATCTGAAAAAACTATTTATGGTCGAGATTTTGTGGGTGATGGAAGAAAATTGTATGGATTAGCACAAAAAACCGATTTGATTTCGAATGTATCTAGAATTGAAACACTTGAAAGCTTGAAACCCGAGATTGATAAGATTAAAACAATTGAAAATGAAATTCCAAAAGTATATGTTTTGGAAAAATCTATACAAGATGTTGAAGTGAGAGTATCTGAAACTGAAAAACTTGAATCAAGATTTTCAAAACTTGAATATATCCCAGAAATCATAGATAAACATACGGTTAATATTTCGTCATTGTCAAAAAAAGCAGATGTTTTAGAAAGTTTCGTTCCAACTATAAAAAAATCAAATTCAGAGTTGAATGGTATAATACCAATTGTAGAGTCTACAGAAAAAAGAATAACAAATGCGGAAAAAATATACCCACGGGTAGATACATTGGAAAATAAAGTAAAAAATGTTGAGACGTACTTACCAATCGTGAGTAACTTGGAAACGTACGTTCCACGTATTGAAAAAGTTGAACTTCTCGTACCAGCAGTAAATCATTTAAATACTTTCATCCCAAAAATCAAAAGCATTGAACCAATTGTTGGAAAATTACAAACATATATGCCCAAAGTGGATACTTTAGAACAACAAATACCAAGATTTGAGCCACTCGAAGAAATGGTATCTAATGTATATTCAAGCGAAAAGGACATTAAATATATCAAAACACAAATTACATCAGTTGTGGGTAGAGTCGAAAATATTGAGGCAATACCAATAAGCACACTTCAAAGTGTAACTGAACAACAAAGTAATACAGTGGTATCCACACAGTTTGAAAATCCAGGTGTTTCACTGAGTACTATAGGTAATATAGGAGTAGGTACAAGTGAGGCATCTTCACGAATTACAATTTTTAGTGAACCGAGGATTGTATCTACACTAGGAGAAGTTGATGCAATTAAAATTAATGAACTTGCACAAATTAATGCATATACCAAATCAAATAATGGGACTTCTTCTGGACGACCAGGTGGTATTGTATTCAAAACAAGAAGACCAAGTGGTTCTTTACAAGAAAGTATGACTATTGATGGAAATGGTTGTGTCACTATTGGTTCGGCTACTTCACATCCATCAGCTGCATTATCCATAGACTCTAAAACTCGTGGTTTATTGGTACCGCGTATGACATTTGAAGAATTAAATTTAATACGAAAACCTGAGCCAGGGCTTATTGTATATGATACAGAAAATGACACATTCTGGGGATACAAATTAAGTGGTTGGACAAAATTTTGTTAAAATAAAATCATCCATTATATAAATGGGAAAGAACTTGAATACCATTGAAAGATCCGAAAGGATACGAATTGGTAAAAACGTTCCAGACGAACAAGACATAAATACCATTGTGATTAATGCGTCTAATACTGTTCTTTCTGCGCCACAATCTGGGTTATATGTTGCACCAATTAGGTGTGATACAAGTGTCGTCTCAAACACACTTGTATATAATACAGTAACTAAAGAGATTGTAGATTCCGCTGAAACTTTGTTTAGATCGTTAGATGATGTGATATCTGTAAGTAATATTGCATCATATACAGTAGAGTTTCAAAATACAGATACAAGTTTCATAACATATGGTCCAGTTGGTATATCAAATACAAATCCGATACATACACTTGATGTTGGTTCTAAATTTTTTGTTGATGATAATTCAACAAATGTTATGCATATTACAGGTAATGTTTTCATATCCGATACATTATTAGTAGTAGGAAATCTTGAAGTATTGGGAGATACTACACTCATTACACAACAAAATTTACGTATAGATGACTCAATTGTTGAACTCGGAAAAAATAACTATGATTCAAATGCTGGGTTTGATTTGGGATTTGTAATGACACGTTCGACAGCCGTGTCAAATGTTGGTATTGGATACAGAGAAGCTCAAGATGAATTTTTTATTGGATATACGAATTCTAGTGCATACGAACACTATTTAACACCAAATAGCGATAATAATGTTAATGTTCATGTCTATGGAAACGTAACAGCTGTGTCATTCTTTGGTGATGGTACGACACTTGATGGAGTTGCACTCACTACAGACTTAGTTTCAAATGTTGAAAGAATTGCTACGCTAGAGACGGATCTTACCTCAAATGTGGTTCGAATTGGGACACTAGAAACTGACCTAGCCTCAAATAACGTAAGAGTTAGTACGTTAGAGACAGATCTTGCGTCGAATGTAGCGCGAATTGGGACACTAGAAACCGATCTAGCCTCAAATAACACAAGAGTTAGTACGCTAGAGACGGATCTTACCTCAAATGTGGTTCGAATTGGGACACTAGAAACCGATCTAGCCTCAAATAACGTAAGAGTTAGTACACTGGAGACAGATCTTGCGTCGAATGTAGTGCGTATTGGAACATTGGAAACTGATCTAGCCTCAAATAACACAAGAGTTAGTACACTGGAGACAGATCTTACCTCAAATGTGGTTCGAATTGGGACACTAGAAACCGATCTAGCCTCAAATAACACAAGAGTTAGTACACTGGAGACAGATCTTGCGTCGAATGCAGCGCGTATTGGGACATTGGAAATAGATTTGACTTCAAATGTATCAAGAATTGGTATTTTAGAAACTGACTTGGCATCAAATGCATCAAGAGTTGGTGTATTGGAGACAGATCTTACATCCAATGTTGTGAGAATTGGAACTCTTGAAAGTCAGATGTTAACAAAGGCACCTATAAATAATCCAGTGTTTACGGGTATAGTTACAGGTGACGGCGGAAACCTCTCAAATATAACACTTGAACAAGTAACATCTTATGGAAATACAACATCCAATACAATATACTTTACAAATGTTAATACCGCGATAGTTACCGAAGGTGACGTAGGTATAGGAACAATTACACCCGATAAAAAACTACATGTCGCCGGTGATATTCTCGCAGATGCAGATGTATACGCTGTACGTTATTATGGGGATGGTGGTTTGTTATCTAATACATCAGGTGCTCCAAATTTACAACTTGTAACAGAACAAGGTGCAACTACAGATATCACAACAGAATTTACAAATGTTGTTACTGGTATTATTACTACATCAAATATAGTAATTGGTGGAAATATAACAGCCGCACAAAGCATTTATATAACGGGTAATATATTTGCTTATCAAGATGTAGAAATATCAAACAAACTAAGAGTATTTGATGATGTGGATATTTCCGGGCGTTTAGATATATTAGGATTTAATCAAGTATTTGGTAACATATATTGTTACAAAGACATAAATGTGAGTGGTAACACGTATGCAACTGGAAATGTTAATATTACTAATAATTTGAACGTGACAAATAATGCGTATATAAACAGTGATCTTCTTGTGAGTGGAAATGTAAATGTGATTGATCAAATTAACATATCCGGAAACGTTCAAGCAAATAAAGACTTGAATGTGTTAGGAAACACATATGTCACTGGTAATATAGTAGCTTCAAAAGAACTTCTGGTAAGTGGGAATGTGAATGTGACAACCAAACTTACGGTTATGGATAACGTATACGCCAATAAAGATCTTATTGTCGTAGGTAATGTCATAACAACTGGTAATGTAAATGTTACAAATAGTTTAAATGCAACTGGTAATATATACGCTAATAAGAGTCTTATTGTGATTGGTAATGTACATACGACAGGAAATGTAAATGTTACAAATAGTTTAAATGCAACTGGTAATATATACGCTAATAAGAGTCTTATTGTGACTGGTAATGTAGTCGCAAATGGTAATATATACGCTAATAAGAGTCTTATTGTGACTGGTAATGTAGTCGCAAATGGTAACATATACGCCAATAAGAGTCTTATTGTAACTGGTAATGTAGTCGCAAATGGTAACATATACGCCAATAAGAGTCTTATTGTAACTGGTAATGTACTCACAACTGGTAATACCAGTATCTCGGGTGTACTAAATCTTACAAATGCAACAACCGCGCTCAAGACAAATCTTACGTCAAATGTTCACGTAAAATTGGATCAGTTATCAAATGTCGTCATAGGGACAAAGGCACTCGCCAACCAAGATATGCTTGTGTATGATGGTTCAAACTGGACGAACCAACTTCAAAATCACACATTCTTATCCGCAAAGGCTAATGTCGCATTAAGTAAAGGTGAAGTTGTGTATGCGACTGGCGCGGTCGGTAACGATACATTTGTGGTTGATAAAGCGGATGCTCGCTATCCCACGAAAATGCCTGCACTTGGTGTTGTGTACCAGGATTTAGCTCAAAATGGACAGGGTCTGATTGTTACATTTGGGCGTGCTGATGGTATCCCAATTCCTGGTGCTATAGAAGGTGAAACGGTCTATGTGAGTAATACAGTACCTGGGGGTCTCTCAAATGTTGCCCCTACAGGTATATATAATGGAGCTCCCAACCTTATCCAAAATATAGGTATTGTGGTTAAACCTCACGCATCACAAGGTGTTGTGTCTATAACTGGTGTTGGTCGTGTAAACGCTATCCCAAATGCGAATGTCATCACAAGCACACCTGCGTATGTATACACAGATGGTTCATTGGGTAGAAATACTATGAACAAGATTGATCCAGTGAATCTTCTCACAAAACTTCAAACCCTTGCACAGGTTGTCAATACTGGGAACACAGTGTCAAACACAATTAATGTAACAGGTCTCACAACAACTGGAAATGTAAATATTGGAAGTAACGTTTCAGTGACAGGTCTCGCAGATCCAAACAATAAGTATTTACCGATGGTAGACACCAATGGTTATTTTGTGAGGTCGCCTGTATATGTCTCAAACGAGGGTAAATATATTATATCTGCATCCGACGCGGAATTTTTGGGTAACATTACTCTCAGTGGTAACACAACTATCATTTCTTCTACAAGTGTGACAATTGAAGATAGAATTTTTGGCGTGGGTGCAAACAATAGTGCTACGGGTTTGGATAGTGGTTTTATGATAGAACACCAAGATCTTGGTGTATTTTCCAATCTTGCTCTAATACATCATGCAGATGATCATAGATTCTCAATTGGATATACACAAAATTCATTCACAGATGACCACATTTTACACCACCAACACGATGATGGTACTATACTTTTAATAGATTTAATTGGAAATGTTCTTGCTCAAAACAATATAACAGTATACGAAAATGCATTCGTTGGTAATAAGGTCGGTATTAAAACAACGGTTCCGGGGTATGACTTGGATGTTAGAGGAACTGCAAATGTTGGAACTCTTACTGCAATAACCGGTGCATTTAGCGGAGCTGTAAGCGGGACAACTGGTACTTTTACTAGTGATGTAAGCGGAGTCGCTGGTGCATTTAGTGGAGCCGTAAGTGGGACAACTGGTACTTTTAGTGGAGCCGTGAGTGGGACAACTGGTACTTTTAGTGGAGCCGTGAGTGGGACAACTGGTACTTTTAGCAGTGCCGTAAGTGGGACAACTGGTACTTTTACTAGCGACGTAAGCGGAGTCGCTGGTACTTTTAGTGGTGCCGTAAGTGGGACAACTGGTACTTTTAGTGGTGCCGTAAGTGGGACAACTGGTACTTTTAGTGGTGCCGTAAGTGGGACAACTGGTACTTTTACTAGTGATGTAAGTGGTGTCGCCGGTGCATTTAGCGGTGCCGTAAGTGGGACAACTGGTACTTTTAGTGGAGCTGTAGGTGGGACAGTGGCTACATTTGATAGTCTAACTGTCGATACTAACACACTTCATGTAAATTCGACATCAAGTAATGTTGGCATTGGTAAGTTAGATCCAGGATTTTCACTTGACATCGTTGGTGACGTTAACTTTTCAGGATCTCTTTATCAGGGGGGGTCTCTGTTTATAAGCACTCCATGGACTATAGACGGTAATGATCTCGAATATACAGCTGGTAATATTGGCATCGGAACGAACGCACCAGCTACAAAGCTTCATGTCCACGGTGGTACTATTATAAACTCGGATCAGGTTGCCAAAAAGACATATAGTTTTTCGGGCAATCTCACGAATGGACAATTAATTGCAGACTCTACAATCAAGATTACATTTAGTAACCACGTCTTTTACGCTAAGATTGTAGCACATCTTGTACAGGGAACGGGTGAAAATGTGAGTGTACTTTCTTTAGAATGTGGTGGTGGTAAATGGGACGGGACCACACCTTCTAATAATATATCATTAGGTCCTCAGGCTATATTTGGTAGTTCAAGTACAAATCCATGGAATTCGGAACTTACAACTACGGGTACGACTGTATCATTTGCACCAACATCTGATATGGGTGCAGATGGATATTACAATATTTTTATCGAGTATATTTCACAGTCTGCAAGTGGCGTAGTATCTACAATTACAGAAGGTTCAACAGTTGTGGTGACATTTACATATTAGTTTATTTAAAGTGAAATTTTCTTTAAAAAAAGTATATCATAATATTAACAGATGGTGACAACGGATATACAAACCTTTTATGGTAAAGTTATAGTCTCGTCAAATCTCAGTGTGAACTCTAATACAGTTCACGTTGATTCAACATCCGGTCGAGTTGGTATTGGAAAGACAAATCCTGCATACTCTCTAGATATTGCGGGTATTGTAAATACTACAAATATATTCCAAGGTGGTGAAGTATATGAAAATGATCCATGGCTAAATACAGATAGCAATCTATATTATATAACTGATAACGTTGGAATTATATCGAGTAATCCACAAAAGCAATTAGAAGTTGCCGGAACATTACGATTTTCAAATGTATCAAATAGTGTAAATGATATACATACATACACAACTTACATCAATACGACAACCCAATATTCATCCGCATCGGGGGGTGAGTTTGGTAAGAGTATTGCCGTATCTGATGATGGATACACAATGATAGTGGGTGCACCCGGATATCAAAGTAGTAGAGGATATGCGGATATATACACTAAGTCTGGAAGCACGTGGAGTCAACAAGCGCGATTGACGTATTCACTTCAGGGTGGGGGTGATAAGTTTGGTTGGAGTGTTGCCATATCATCCGATGGTACAACTGCTGTGGTGGGGGCGGAGGGTGAAAATAAGGCATTTGTGTTTTTAAAGCCTGGGGGTGGATGGGTCGATGCGACCGAAGATGTTATATTGACAACATTAGTCGCTATGGTGCGATTCGGTTGGAGTGTTGGAATATCTGGAAATGGAGATACCATTTTTGTAGGGGATGATGGTTGGAGTAGTAATCGGGGTCATGTATATCTATATGTTAAACCAGGGGGTGGGTGGGCTACGACTAGTAGTCAAGATGCAATATTAAGTGCTAGCAATCTGGGTTCAGGTGACTATTTTGGTCGGGCTCTCGCCATTTCATCCGATGGGTCCACTGTCGTAGCGGGAGCATATAGAGAAGATACTGATGCCACTGATGCAGGTGCTGCATACATATACGTCAAACCTGGAGGTGGGTGGGCTGATGCAACCCAAACACAATTCATTCAATCAAGTATTCATAATAGTTCATATTATTTTGGATCTAGTGTGGGTATTTCTACAGATGGAAGTACAATTATTGTGGGGGCAGAACAAGATGGCATCAATGGAACCAGAAATGGCGCCGCCTATATTTTTACTGAATCCGGGGGAAGTTGGTCTCAGGCAGCTACATTAACACACTCAGACCCATCGAGACGTGACGACTATTTTGGAACAGCGGTTGCCATTTCACAGGATGGAACTCTAGCTGCGGTATGTTCACCTCCGCTTGGTAATGTATATAAGTTCGTAAAACCTGGTGGTGGATGGGCTGATGCGACCGAAGACGAGATAATTACTGGTGTTGGTGCCTATAGTGTATATATAGAAGGAAATGTACTTATAGTGGGAGATATGGATTATAGTAAAGTATACGAAATACTAACCAACGTGCCACAAGGTGTTCTACAGTTTAATACTCGTGTAGCCGCCGCCGGTAATATTACATCATTTACGGGTCAACATATATGTTTTCCGTATGGACAGATGAAACGGGGTTTAATCGTTTCTGCAAATAATAACAAATACGTATCTTTAAATGGAACGCTTACAACTGGTCTAGGTGCTATCAAGTCAAGTGAGTCACTACCCATTGTATCTCTTTCAAATGTTGCATATGATAGAAATGTATTTGGTGTTGTTCACGAAATAGAAGATATGGACGCAACAATAAGAACCAGTGATATGGGTGGTATCATTATAAAAGCATCAAAAGAACTTGGAGATACTAGAGTCACCGTGAATTCCATCGGTGAAGGAGCTCTATGGGTAGTAAATACAAATGGTCCTCTCGTCGCTGGTGACTATATTACAACGTCGAATATTATGGGCTATGGTCAAAAACAAGAGTCCGACGAACTTAAAAATTATACAGTCGCCAAAATAACAATGGATTGTGACTTTAATCCTCCAGTCCAATCTGTACAAATAGTTAAAACGGATGAAAATGGAATAAATGTTCTTGATGAATATGGACGTCTTCAGTGGGAAGATACAACCAAGCTCGAAACTCCTTATGATATAAGATACCTAACAAACGATGGTACTAGAACAAATAGTGCAAATGCCATTTGGATTGCAGCGTACGTTGGATGTACCTATCATTGTGGTTAATTATGAAATAAAAATATAAAATCAATTTTTTAGAAGAAAACCTGTTCAAAAAAATTGTATATCAGTAGTAAGAGATGGCGACCAACACTATCCAATCATTTGGTGGTGATATTGATATCGGCTCAAATCTCACAGTAAATACGAATACATTTCACGTAGATTCGGTATCTGGAAGAGTTGGAATTGGAAAAACAAATCCTGCATATGTACTGGATGTTGGGGGTATTTTAAATGCTTCATCAATATACAAAGGTGGAACACCATTAATTGGTTCTCCGTGGACAACTGCCGGCAATGTAATTTATCGCGCATCTGGAAATACCGGAATTGGAACAAATAATCCGCAACAAGCTTTAGAAATATATGACGGGGCGCTACGCATTTCAAATACAAGCAATTCGTCTAATGTAGAAATGTATGGTTCAAGAGATTGGTATGAACAAGCCGGCATAACAGCTTCAAATGGAACGTCAAGTGATTATTTTGGTTATAGTGTTGCCATATCATCCGATGGAAATACCGTTATAGTGGGTGCGTATGGAGTTGGTTACGCGTATATACGTACTAGAACTGGTACAACATGGAGCTCGGATGTTATCTTATATGCATCAGATAGGGTGAGTGGTGAAAATTTTGGTTATAATGTCGCTATTTCCGAGGATGGAAATACAGCTCTCGTTGGAGCATATACTGCCAATAGCCAAGGTGCTGCATACGTATACGTCAAACCCGGGGGTGGATGGAGTACCACGACTGAAACAGCTAAATTGACAGCATCGGATATAGCCACGAGTGATGATTTTGGAATCGGTGTCTCTATTTCCAGGGATGGAAATACAGCTCTCGTTGGAGCATATTCTGAAGACCCCGATGGAGTTTCTGATGCAGGTGCCGCATACGTATACGTCAAACCCGGGGGTGGATGGAGTACCACGACTGAAACAGCTAAATTGACAGCATCGGATAAAGCCGCGATTGATTATTTTGGAAGCAGTGTCTCTATTTCCGAGGATGGAAATACAGCTCTCGTTGGAGCTGTATTTGAAGACCCCGATGGAACTACTAATGCAGGTGCCGCATACGTATACGTCAAACCCGGGGGTGGATGGAGTACCACGACTGAAACAGCTAAATTGACAGCATCGGATAAAGGCGCGAGTGATTATTTTGGAATCAGTGTCTCTATTTCCTGGGATGGAAATACAGCTCTCGTTGGAGCATATACTGCCAATAGCCAAGGTGCTGCATACGTATACGTCAAACCCGGGGGTGGATGGAGCAACGTTACCGAAACAGCTAAATTGACAGCATCGGATAAAGCCGCGAGTGATAATTTTGGAATCAGTGTCTCTATTTCCGGGGATGGAAATACAGCTCTCGTTGGAGCATATGATGAAGATTACTTAGCCAGTGCTTCTGGTTCGGCATACCTCTATTTTAAACCTGGGAGTGGTTGGAGCAACGTTACCGAAACAACTAAGTTGACAGCTTCGGATCCACAAAGTAGTGATAATTTTGGTCGGGCTGTCGCTATTTCTGGGAACGGGACAACTGCTATAATTGGAGCACCTAATGAGGATACCATCGCGTCGAACGCTGGTAAAGCTTACATATTTGAAGGTAGAAATGTACTACATATAGGTGGGTCTCTAAATTATACAGGTTCTATAATATCCTTCACGGGTCAACACATATGTTTTCCATATGGAAATATAGAACAAGGACTCGTTGTCTCCTCAAACCAAAATAAGTATATGAATCTTAATGGAAAACTTACAACTGGTTTGAATGCTATTACATCAAGTGAATCCCTACC